GCTGGTAATGAAGTGGCTCGCGCAGCAGTACAACTTGCGGGTCAAATCCACGCATGTGATTGAGGCGGTCAGCGTGGTTGCCCATGATCATGCGTTTCATCCAGTGCGTGACTATCTGAACGGCTTGGAGTGGGACCGAGTGCCTCGGCTTGGTTCCTGGCTGACAGATGTCATGGGCGTTGCTCCGACTGAGTACAGCTCGAAGGTGGGCAAGCGCTGGATGGTTTCGGCGGTAGGTCGGGTTATGAAGCCGGGCTGTAAGGCGGACTCGGTGATGATCCTTGAGGGCGCCCAGGGTGCTGGCAAGTCCACCGCCATGAGCATCCTTGGTGGCGAGTGGTTCATGGACACGCCTTTCGCCCTGGGCGACAAGGATGGGTTTCAGGCGATCCGCGGTAAATGGATTGTCGAGCTGGGCGAGCTGGACAGCTTCAACAAAGCTGAGTCGACCAAGGCCAAGCAGTTTTTCTCCGCCTCGACCGACACCTACCGCGAGAGCTATGGCCGCAGAACTATGGACGTGCCACGCCAGTGTGTTTTCGTGGGTACGACCAACCAAGACGAATACCTCAAGGACGCCACGGGTAACCGGCGGTATTGGCCGGTTGCATGCACCAAGGTCGAGCTTGAGCTATTGCGACAGATCCGCGATCAGCTGTGGGCCGAGGCAATGTTCTGCTACCTGTCCGGGGATATCTGGTGGGTCAACCGGGATGAGTCCCCACTGTTCGCTGAGGCGCAGGAGGAGCGCTTCGTGGTGGACGAATGGGAAGGGCCGATTCTCACCTGGTTGGAAGAATCCCAGATCGGCGAGACGGCTACCGGCACAGACATTTTGTCAGGCGCCTTGAAGCTGGACTTCGGCCATTGGGGCAAACCCGAGCAGATGCGAGTCGGAGCGATCATGCACCGGCTTGGATGGCGCAAGGTGCGTCTGCCGGCGCTAGCCAAGAGTGGTATTCGGCCTTGGGCGTATAAGAAGCCCGCAGGATGGGGCCGGACTGCCCTGGTGCAGGAAAAGTTCGAGGAGCCCTGTTTCGATGATTAAGGAGATCGATGCACTTCTGAAGGTTTGGGCACTGGAACTTCACAGCGACCTGTCCAGCGGTGGACTGGCTGGTGGTAACATGGTCGCGATGATGATGGAGAGCAATGGTCAATTGATCCGCGGCAAACGCGCAAGCAAGGCGCCGCTGGAAAGCTCGCTGGATATGGAACTGATAGTGACCAAGCACCTGGACGAACAACTCGCCACGGTCGTGCGCGAGCATTACTGCAGCCACGAATCCGATATGCGGTTGCGGTATGCCCACTGTGGTTGCGGGCGCGACACCTACTACCAGCGTCTGCACGACGCACACTTGAGCATATGGTCGGTGTTGATGGGGATGGCTGCTTGACTCCTGCCCTGGCTTCGCCAGTCGCAGTCCTACTGGCTCGCCTTGTCCAGCTGCAATTTAATGCAGCCGGACAAGCGCGGGCCGCGTTGTTTCTGGTCTGTCCAACCGTCCAACCTTCCCGCACGTCATGCACATACATGAGCGCAGCGGGAGCGCATACGCGCCATGGGCGCGCAAGCGTGTATTAATAATTCTTCCTTTACACGAGAAGTTAGAGTTAATAGTAGGACAGTTGGGCAGAGCCCCAAATTTAGGCGCCTGTAGCTGTCCAACTCCGACCGCAAAAGGTTGGACAGCACAGACAGAGCCGAAGGCTCTGATAGCCGACGGATTGAATATTCCCGCGTTCACCCTACATTCACCCTGTATTACCCACTTATTGGGGGGTGGCATTAAATTCGGCTTGCTGCCACCGGAATCGACCTGTAAAAAGTACCCATCTTCGATAGGTGCGACCGCAGAGCGGCAGGCACCACACTCACCAAACCCGGCCCTTGCGCCGGGTTTTTGCGTTTAAGGGGCAGGGGAATGACGAACGAGCAGCAAGCGCTGGTGGATATGCCGATCTGGATGGTGATTGTCCTTTCACTGGTCGGCGGTGTTTCCGGGGAGATGTGGCGAGCTGACAAGGCAGGCGCCCGGGGCTGGTCCTTGATTCGCCGCCTGGCATTGAGGTCGGGGGCCTGCGTGGTCTGCGGGCTTGGCACCATCATGCTGCTGCACGCCGCCGGGGTTTCGATTCTTGCCGCAGGCGGAATCGGATGCCTGACGGCCATGGCCGGCGCCGATGTTGCGATTGGCCTGTACGAACGCTGGGCCGCCAAGCGATTGGGCCTCGGGCAAGTGCCGCCGGCCAATGGCGAGGCGGGGCAATGACCCGGCCAGGGGGCGGGGGTGGGGGGCCGGTTTTTTGGGTCCTCCCCCCAGGCCGCCCCTACACGGGTGCGCAGACTCGCGGTTTCTCTGCAGCTGAGATTTTTGCAGGGATGTCCGTCTTTTCAAGGACTTAGTGATGGGCAAGACAGTCAGCAAGGTTGAACTGGGCGAGATCGTTGGTCGAGACGAGCGGACCTTGAGCCGGTGGCAGAGGAGCGGCATGCCGGTGATCGAATTCGGCGTCGGGCGTGGCAACGAAAACCAGTACGACACCCAGGCGGTGATCGAATGGCTGATGCAGCAGGCCGCGTTGAACGGAAAAAAAGAGTCCGTCCGGGACAGATATGACAGGTTGCGGGGCGATGATCTGGAGGTGGAACTGGCCAAGAAGCTCGGCCAAGTGGTGTTAGAAGCAGACATGGTCGAGCGCTTCGAGGCAGTGATCACTGCCGCCAAGATCGAGCTGCTGAACACCTTCCCTGATGAATTGGCCGCGACCTTATCTGCGCAGTACGGCGTGCAGGTCGACGACCAGCTGATCCGCGATCCCATCGAATCAATACTGAGGAGGTTGTCCGCGTATGACGAGGATGACGAGCTCGCTGGGGATCCTGACGAGCCGGACGACGAGGAGGGCTTTGAGGAAGACGGCGAGTAAAGCAATGGGCCGGGTCTGCCGCAAGTGGGCGCCGCCTCCGCGCATGACCATTATCCAGTGGGCGGACAGGTTCCGCTGGCTGGCCACCGAAGAGTCAGCCACGCCAGGCAAGTACCGGTTCGACAAGACACCACACCTGATCTGGCCCGGTGGCCCGCTCGAGGCGCTGGACGATCCGAACGTTGCCGAGATCGTGGGCCGCAAGTCGGCCCAGGTGGCCTGGACGTCGGGCGTGCTGGGCAACGCCCTCGGCAAGTGGATTGATCTTGACCCGTCCCCGATCCTGATCCTGTTCCCCAAGGCCGAGGCGGCCAAGCAGTATGTCGGCGAGAAGCTCGAACCGATGATCGAGGCTACGCCGCGGCTGCGTAAGAAAGTTGACCTGCGTAGCCGCAAGCTGCAGCAGCGCCAGGACTTCAAGCGGTTCCCCGGCGGCTTCCTGAAGATGGTCGGCTCGAACAGCCCGGCCAGTGTGAAGTCGACGCCAGTACCACGGGTCGCCATCGAAGAGCCCGACGACTGCAACCTGAACCTGCGGGGGCAGGGGGACAGCATCAAGCTGGCCAAGGAGCGCCTCAAGACGTTCCGGCGGTCGAAGATCATCATCGGCGGCACCCCGACCATCAAGGGGTTGTCGACGATCGATGCCGAGTTGGAACTATCGGACAAGCGAGTAGGCCTGGTCCCGTGCCACGGCTGCGGCCAGGCGCATGCGCTGAGCTTCGACCACCTGCACTGCGACGAGGACGAGCACTACTTTCACGAGGTGTATGGCAAGCGCCGCCCGGAAACGGCGTACTACGCATGCCCTCACTGCGGCGAGATCTGGGATGACCACCAGAAGAACGCCAACCTCAAACTTGGACGCTGGGAGGCCACCGCCGAGTTCCGCGGCATTGCCGGCTACATCCTCAACGAGCTGTATGCCACGTTCCATGGCTCGCGCTTCGAAGTGCTGATGGAGAAGAAGCTGCAGGCCGAACACGCGGCGTCGCTTGGCAACATCGGCCCGATGATCGCCTTCACCAACAGCTCGATGGGCGAAAGCTACGAGTACAAGAGCAACGCGCCGAAGACGGACGAGCTGGAGAAACGTGCCGAGCCTTATGCCGAATTGACGGCCCCGAAGGGCACGCTGCTGGTCACGGTCGGCGTCGACGTCCAGGGCGATCGTCTTGCCCTGATTATCGTGGGTTGGGGGCGAGGAGAGGAGTCCTGGCGGTTGTACTGGGGCGAGCTGCCCGGCAACCCGATCGACCCGAATGACGGGGTGTGGACGGAGCTCGACAGGATCATCGCCACACCGATCCCCACCGAGAGCGGTGCGCAACTGGCCGTGTCGGCGGTCAGCATCGACAGCTCCGACGGTAACACCAGCGACGCGGTGTACACCTACGTGCGGGATCGCCAGCGCTTCAACATCATGGCGATCAAAGGCGCGTCCATCGACAGTCGGGACCGGGAGATCTTCACCAAGCCGGCCCAGTCAGCGGACACCAGCCAAGACAACACCAAGGCTGCGAAGTATGGCCTGCGTGTGTTCATCGTCGGCACCCACAAGGCCAAGACGCTGATCGATGGCCGGATGCGCCTCAAGGGCAGCGGGCCAGGGCGCATGCACTGGTACAGCGAGATCCGCGCGGACTACTACGAGCAGGTGACCAACGAAGTCTTGGCGCCGCACCCGCGCAACCCCAGCAAGATGGTCTGGCAGAAGAAGGCCGGCCGGCGCAACGAGGCGCTGGACTGCGAGGTGTACGCCTTGCACGCGGCCCGCAGCCTGAAGACCCACCTGCTGCGTGACAACGAATGGGACCAGCTGGAGCAGCAACTGCTTCAGCCCACCCTCTTCACTACTGAACAGGCGGTGGCACCGGTTCCTCGTCGCGTGGTTTCGCGCGGCAGGGGCACGCGGAGCCGCGTCAGCTAACCGAGGTTCACCATGACAGATGCACAACAACGCCTTGCTGAAGTCCGGGCGGCGATCTCGCGCGTCCTGAAGAACGGCCAACGGCTGCGTCGGCAGGATCGCGAGGTTCAGCTGGCCGAACTCAACAGCTTGCGCTTGACGGAGAAACAGTACGCCGAAGAGGTCGCTGCAGAGCAGGCCCTGCTTCAGGGCCGGGGCCGCAACCGCATTTCCTACGTGGGGATCTGACCATGTGGCCGTTCCGAAAACAGGAGTCGGCTGCCGAGCAGCTGATGACCGAAGCGATCCGTGTGGCCAGGGCATCGGTCGATGGGCAACAGATCGTCGCCCAGGGCGGCGGCGGTGGGGTTGAAACCCGTTGGCGCGGCGCGTCGCGGGTATTGCGCAGCGTAGCCAGCTGGCTGCCTGGCCTCGGCAGTCCGCGGCGCGACTTCAATCAGAGCGAGCGCCGCATGCTGGTGGCGCGCTCGCGTGATGCCATGCGTAACCACCTGGTGGCTCGCGCGGCAATCACACGGCTACGCACCAACGTCGTGGGCACGGGGCTGGTCTGCCGCGCCCAGGTCGACCATGAAGCGCTGGGCCTGACCGAAGAGGAGGCCGAACAGCTCAACGCTAAGCTGGACCGGTTGTGGTCGCTGTATGCCGATGACCCAAGGGAGTGCGACGCCGAAGCGACACTCAACCATTACCAGCTGCAAGCCCTGGTGCTGGTGTCGTCGATGGTGGCGGGTGACGTGTTCGTGGCCAGCCCGGACCAAGAGCGCCCCGGTTGCATCTTCAGTACGCGGCTGCAGCTGATCGAGTCCGACCGTGTTGGCAACCCGAACGGCGGCATGGACCGCGCGGACCTGGTGGAAGGGGTCGAGTTCGATGGGTTGGGTTCACCTGTGGCGTACCACGTGTGTTCCGGCTACCCCGGTGAGCATCTGGCGGGTAAGGCGCTGCATTGGGAGCGGCTGACCGTGTTCGGTGCTGAGACTGGGCGGCGTCGCGTGCTACACGTCATGGCCGACAAGGAGCGGCCCGGACAGAAGCGCGGCGTACCGTACCTGTCCCCGGTGCTGGAGCCCCTGCAGAAGCTGGAGCGCTACAGCAGCGCCGAGCTGATGGCAGCCGTGATCTCGGCGATGTTTACCGTGTTCATCAAGAAGAGCAACGACTTCAACACCAGCAACCTACCGATGTCAGCGCTGACTGAAGAACAGCCCGGAGGTGATGACAGCTCTGACGGCACGCTGGCTCTGGGTGAAGGCGCCATCGTGGATCTCGGCGTGGGTGAGGAACCGATGGTGGCCAACCCCGGCCGCCCAAACGCCCAGTTCGACCCGTTCTTCACCGCGGTGGTGAAGGAAATCGGCGCGGCACTGGAACTGCCGCTGGAAGAGCTGCTGTTGCACTACAGCAGCAGTTACAGCGCTGCCCGTGCTGCGATGCTCCAGGCCTGGCGCTTCTACAGCTTGCGCCGCTGGTGGCTGGCCTGCGACTTCTGCCAGCCGAGCCGCGAGCTGGTCATCGATGAGGCCGTGGCCAGGGGCTTGATCGACCTGCCCGGATACAACATTCCGGCCAGGCGCAAAGCCTATTGCCAAGCCATCTGGATTGGCCCGGCCCGTGGCGCCATCGATGAGCTCAAGGAAGCCAACGCTGCCGGCAAGCGCATCGAGATCGGCGTGAGCAACGAGACCCTGGAAACGGCGGCCATGACCGGTGAGCCCTGGCAGCAGGTCATTCGTCAGCGAACCCGCGAAGTCACCTATCGCCGTACACACAACATGCAGGCCCTGCCCAAGAGCGGGCTCGAAACCCCGCCTGACCCCAACCCCGAAGAGGAATAGAGATGCCTCGAGCACTTGAGCTGGCTGCCTCGCAGCCCTGGCTGATGCTGCCCGACGCGCTGGACAACCTGCTGACCATCTCCGACCGCATGGGCGATCCGGTGGCGCTGGCGACCAAGCGCGGCGAGCAGCTGGAGGACACCCGCAAGGTGACCATGCGCAACGGCGTGGCAGTGGTGCCAGTCGTTGGGCCGATCTTCCGCTACGCGAACCTGTTCACCGAGATCAGCGGTGCGACCAGCACGCAGATCCTGGCCACGGACATTCAGCGAGCGCTGGATGACCCCAAGGTCAGGTCGATCGTACTCAACATCGATAGCCCCGGTGGGGTCGCGTCGGGCATCAACGAGCTGGCCGAGATGATCTACGCCGGCCGCGCGCGCAAGCGCATCGTCGCGTACATCGGCGGGATCGGAGCCAGTGCGGCCTACTGGATCGCCTCGGCGGCCAGCGAAATTGTCATCGACGAGGCCAGCCTGGCCGGCAGCATCGGCGTCGTTGTTGAGGCGGTAGTCGAGAACGAGAAGGTGAGCGGGCGGACCCGTTACCAAATCGTCAGCCGCAATGCCCCCAACAAGCGCCCGGACCTCAACACCGAAGAGGGTCGCGCCAAACTGGGCGAGACCATCGATGCCCTGGGCGAAGTCTTCGTGGGCAAGGTTGCCCGCAACCTCGGCGTGGCTGCCGAGAAGGTGCCCGAGATGGGCGATCACGGCGGGATCCGCGTCGGTGCTGATGCCGTCAAGCACGGCCTGGCCCATCGCGTGGGCTCGCTCGAATCCCTGATTACTGAACTGGCCAAGCCGGCCCTCAACTCCCCAAGGATACACACCATGACCACCGTCACTACCACGGCAGAACTGCGCACGGCGATTGCAGCTGGCACCGACCCCAACACCATTGAGATCGCTCAGGCGGCCCAGCCTGACACCGCGGCGATCCGCACCGAGGCTGCCACCGCCGAGCGTGAGCGCATCAAGGGCATCAACGCCCTGGCCAGTAAGGGCTTCGAAAAGGAAATCGAGGCCGCCATCGACGGCGGTTCCTCGGTCGAGGCCACTGCCCTGGTGCTGTTCAAGGCCGCCCAGGATCGCGGCATTTCGCTGGCCGCCATCAAGGGCGATGCCCAAGGCGTCACCGGCGCCGTTCCATCCACTGACGGCAAGCAAGGCGAACGCAAGGCTGCTGTCAGCGCAATCGTTGCAGGCGCCTCGCGCCGCTAATAGGAGCCCCACATGGCAAACCCCGAACGCAAGACCTACCTGCCGAGCCAGCTTTCGGCGGGCGACTTCCCCATCGTGATGGACACCGGCGTTATCGCAACTGGCCAGAAGCTGGCCCGCGGTGCGGTGCTGGGCAGAGTCACCGCCAGCGGTGAGTACCTGCTGTGCAAGGCCGCTGCCGAGGACGGCTCGCAGGCGCCCGCGGTGATCCTCGACCAGGACATCGACACCACCGACGGCGCCAAGAGCGCGCCGATCCGTCTGACCGGCCAGGTGCTGGGCAGCCAACTCACCTTTGGCGAGGGCCTGACCCTGGCCGCTGCGAAGGCCGCTCTGCGTCCTCTCTGCCTTTTCATTCGTTGATCGGAGCACCCATGACTGACATTTTCGACACCCTGACCATGCTGGAAGCCGTCGAGCAGATGGTGATACCGCGTCGCTTCCTCATGAACACCTTCTTCAACGGCGGCGCTCCCGAGACCTTCGGTACTGAAACGGTCTCCATCGACATCGTGAAGGGCCAGCGCAAGATGGCGCCGTTTGTACACCCGACCCTGCCAGGCAGTGTGTCGCAGCGTACTGGCATCAATTCTTCGACCTATAAACCGCCGTACATTCAGCCGAAGCGCGAAACCCGTGCTGAGTTGATCCTGAAGCGCGGTGCGGGCGAGAACCCATTCTCGACACGCACTCCGCTTGAGCGAGCCGGTGAGTTGCTCGGCCGTGACCTGGTGGACCTTGATGACGAGATCACTCGTCGCGAGGAGTGGATGTGCGCCCAAGCGCTGACTACCGGGCGTATCCGGGTGGTCGGCGACGGTGTGGATGACACCATCGACTTCCTTATGGAAGACACCCACAAAGTCACGCTTGTCGGCGGTCGTTGGAACACCGAGGGCTCTGACCCGATCGCCAATATGCGCCAGTGGCGCCGTCGGATCGCCAAGGACTCCGGTCGATCGGCAAACGTAGCTGTGTTGAGCGCCGAGGCGCAGGACGCCTTCCAGAGCAACGAGACGGTGCTGAAACAACTGAACAGCCGGCGCGTGGACATGGGCCTGATCAAGCCCGAGGAGCTGCCCGACGGGGTGACCTACCTCGGCTACCTCAACGATCCGGGCATCGATCTGTACGCCTATGACGAGTGGTACCTGGATGCAGCCGGCGACGAGCAGCCGGTCATTCCGGCGGGCGGCTTGATCCTGGGTTCCACCTCGACCCGCAACGCCATGCTCTACGCGGCCATTCAGGATCTGGAAGCCATCGAGAGCGGTCTGGTCGAAGCGGCGCGCTTCCCTAAGAGCTGGGTCACCCAGGAGCCGAGCGTGCGTTGGTTGAAGCTCCAGTCGGCTCCTCTGGCCGGCATGCTGGAACCGAATGCTTTCCTCTACGCCAAGGTGGTGTGACATGGCTGCGAAAACTGAATACGTAGTGGTGGACGGCTGTCTGCAGGACGGTGCCAAGGTGATCCGCCAAGGCGAGGTCTACGACCCGCCCAGCAAAGAGGTCGCCACGCTGTTGGTGGACGAAGGCAAGATCGCTCGCCGCGGCCAGCTGCCGAAAGAAGATCAGGAAGGCGGTGACTGACTGTGGCCTTCCGCGATCAGGTGGCGGGTATGGATGCTGCGCTACTGGAAGAGCTGGGTGATGAGGTCGAGATCGAGGGTTTCGACGAGCCGGTGAAGGGGTTCATGTCCGTGCCGTGGCAGCAGCCAAAGGTCGGCACGATCAACACCGGCCTTCGTCAACCTGTCTTCTCCGTGCGTGTGGGTGACGCCGCGGGCATCAAGGAAGGTCAGCAGCTGGTCTGCGATCTTGCGCCTGCGGATGGCGGTGGACGATACGTCATCGCCAAGCGGGATCCGGACGGTACGGGCTGGATCAACTTCGCTTTGCGGGAGGTTCGATGAACGTTGGTAGCTATTACAAGCAGTCCTCCGACACCGGCCTGATAACGCTGCAGGCGAACCCTCGACAAGTGAAGGGGTTCGAGCAGTTTGCCGGGTTGGTACCCAAGGCCGTCAGCGCAGCCCAGCGCCGGGTCATCAACAAGACCTTGCGCTGGTTGCGCACCCATGTCGCTCGTTCGGTAGGCCAGCAGGAGCGCATTGCCATCGCGGCGGTGCGGCAGCGCCTGCGGGCCTACACGGTGGGCAGAAACGGGCAGGGCAGGCTCTGGTTCGGCCTCAATCCGATCGAGGCCAGCCGTGCTGGCCGGGCCAGGCAGACCCGCGCTGGTGTCTCGGTGGCGGGGCGTCGATACCAGGGCGCGTTCTATCGGCAGGTGTACGGCGGCACGCCGGATATCTGGATCCGCACGGCCAGCAAGCACTTCAGAGCGAGCGACTATCCCGAGAGCGAGGTTTCGAAAGCGGGTGGGGCTAGCTCGGGCTGGATCGCCGAGAACGACAGTCGTTTCCCGTTGGCCAAGGCCAAGATCTCGCTCGAGGAGGTGAGGCCTCACTTCGAGTCATGGACGAACAAGGCGCACCAGCGGTTGCTGGTGGTGATGGAGCAGGAGCTGAACTTCGAGATGCACAAACTCTTACGGAGAACCGGTAATGGATGATGATCCGATCCCTCTGGCGAGGGTGTACGCCGCGATGGAGGAGGCCATAGCTCAGGCCATTCCTGGCCTGCACTACGTGGGCACGATGCCAGGGATGCTTGAGACCATCGCCGTCCCTGGGATTGTTCTGGAACTTGCCGGGTTCGAGCCCGCTGAGCATGACCCTGGCACGGGCGAAGTGGCGATCGAGGCGCGTTTCGAGGCACGGGCGATTGTCGGTGCCGAGCATGACGATCATCTGCACGTCGCGGCGTTTATCGCTGCTCAGTTGGCGGTGCTGTTGCGTATGCAGACCTGGGGGCTTGAGGTTGAGCCGGCCCAGCTGGTGCGCGCTGAGCCCGACTGGAGCAGGCCAGAACTGGATGGTCTGGCTGCGTGGGTGGTCGAGTGGACCCAGGTCATCTACCTCGGTACGGAAGAGTGGCCATGGCCCAATCAGCCACCGGGTTCGATTGTCTGGGGCTTTGTTCCCGACACCGGTCCGGGTAGTGAAGGCAGTTACCTGCCACCGGAGGCCATGGAGTGAGCTTCGCATCGGCAATGCACGACCGCATGCTGGCCGGTCTGGTGATCCCCTGTCGGGTAGTCGCGGTCGACCTCGCCGCCGCCATGGTCCGAGTCTCGGACGGCGGCGACTGGACCAGCGCCTGGGTGCGTTGGCACAGCCAGGCGGCGGGTAAGGCGCGTCACTGGCGGGCACCGAGCCTGGACGAGCAGGGTGCCCTGATTAGCCCGAGCGGCGATCCCGCTCAGGGCACCTTCGTGCCGGGGCTGTACGGCAACGCCGGTGCCCAGCCGGACAACCGCGACCACGTCGAAACCTGGCGCTTCGACGATGGCGGCTCGCTGATCTACGACTGGAAGGCCAAGAGCTACACCATTCAGTTGCCCAGCGGCACCGTGACCGTTCAGGTGGGCGCCTCGCAGGCTGTACTGACGGACGCTGCCATCACGGCGAAGTCCAGCAGCATCAGCGCGCAGGCCGACACAATCACGCTGACCGGCCAAGTGACGATCAACGGTCCGCTCACGGTGACGGGCGACATCAACGGAGGTGGCCGGATCATCGACACCGCCGGCAACACGGCAAATCACAAACACTGACCAGAGCCCGCCCAGCGCGGGCTTTTTTATGCCTGGAGGTTCCATGGCCAAGACACAAAAAGAAGCCGGTGAGGTTGTCGAGCCCTTACCGCAACCCAGTGAGGCAGTCACCTTCATCGACCAGGAGTACACCCGGCGCACGCTGGTCCTGCCCGATTGGCTGGTGCTTGAGGTTGTCCAGGGGCAGGTCACCCTGGCGGGCGATGATGCCCCTGGCTTGGCTTACATGCGCAACCGGCCCGACTTCAAGGAGGCCTGACCGTGATCGGCATGGATCGTCGAACGGGGCAGCCGATCTCCGGCCTGGCGCACCTGCGGCAGTCCATCGAGGACATTCTCGGTACCACGGTCGGCAGCCGGCGGATGCGTCCGGAGTATGGGTGCCAGTTACGCCGCTATGTGGACTTGCCGGTGAATGAGGGTTGGAAGAGCGCGGTACAGGCCGAGGTCGCCCGTGCTCTGGGCCGGTGGGAGCCGCGGCTACGGCTGGAGCGCGTGCGCGTTGTGGCCGTTGTCGATGGGCAGATCAGCTTGCAGTTGACCGGCGAGTACCTGGGTGACAGCGCAGTGATGGAGGTGAGTGTATGAGCGCAGTGGACCTGTCTCAGCTCCCGGCGCCGCAGGTGTTGGAAAGCCTGGACTTCGAGGAGATTTACGGTGAAGAGCTGCAGCGCTTTCGCGAGTACATGGGCGATAAGTGGGATGCGCTGCTAGAGAGTGACCCTATCACCAAGCTCCTCGAGCTGGGCGCGTTCCGCCGGATGCAGAACCGTGCGCGGGTCAACGATGCTGCGAAGTCTCTGCTACTGGCTTATGCAACGAAGGCTGACCTCGACCAGTTGGCCGCCAATGTGAACCTGCAGCGGCTGGTGGTGCAGGCTGAGGACTTGAGCGCGGTGCCTCCGGTGGAACGAGTCCTCGAGGCCGACGATGCCCTGCGGGAGCGTGTGCAACTGGTGTATGAGGGGCTCACCACTGCAGGGCCGCGGAACAGCTACATCCTGCATGCGCGCAATGCTTCGGGGCGTGTGGCAGACGCCACAGCAGAGAGCCCGGCCCCGGCCGAAGTGATCGTGACAGTGCTGGACTTGGAGGGCACAGGGTTGGCGCCCCCTGAACTGCTGGAGACTGTGCGTCTGCATCTGAGTGACGACGATGTGCGCCCTGTTGCCGATCGGCTCACCGTCCAATCTGCACAGATCCTGACTTATCGGGTCGAGGCCCTCATTTACATGTCAGGCACAGGGCCGGAGAACGAAGCGATCCTCGCTGAATGCGAGCAGCGCTTGCGGGCATGGGTGAACCCCAGGCGCCGCTTGGGATTGGAAGTAGCGCGGTCAGGGGTGGATGCGCAGTTGCACATTGCTGGTGTCAGCCGGGTAGAGCTGGTGGGGTGGTCAGATATTCGTCCCACCAAAGCGCAGGCGGCCTGGTGTGAGGACATCAGCGTGACGCGAGGTGGCTGACATGAAAAGCCTGCTGCCATTGAACAGCACCCTGTTGGAACGGGGTGTTGAAGCCGCCACGGAAGAAGTGACCGAGATCCCGCTTCGGACGCTGTGCAACCCCGACACCTGTCCGGTTCATCTGTTGCCGTACCTGGCCTGGGCCTGGTCGGTTGACAGGTGGGACCCGAGCTGGACCGAGCCGGTCAAGCGGGCGGCGATCAAGGCCTCGTATTACATCCATGCGCACAAAGGCACCATCGGGGCTCTGCGGCGTGTGGTCGAGCCGCTGGGTTATCTGATCGAGATCATCGAGTGGTTCAACACCGTGCCCGAAGGCGTGCCTGGAACCTTTGCGCTCAAGGTCGGTGTGCTTGAGACCGGAATCACCGAAGAAATGTATCAGGAGCTGGAGCGCCTGATCGACGACGCCAAGCCCGTCAGCAGGCACCTAACCGGCCTCGCAATCAGCCTCGAAACCCAAGGGGCTTTGAACATCAGTGTCGCCGTGTACGAAGGCGACGAAATCGACGTTTACCCGCCTGTCATGCGTGACATTGAAGTCACCGGCTCTTTCGGCGTGGTCGGCCGCGAACACTCCATAGATACCCTGGACGTTTATTATGATTGATGCGAATTCGCAGTTTTTCGCCATCCTCACGAACGTAGGCATGGCCAAACAGGCGAACGCCGACGCGCTCGGCATTCCCTGGAAAATTACAGATATGGGGGTAGGGGATGCCAACGATACCGACCCGATCCCCAATGCAGCGCAAACACGGCTGATTAACGAATGGCGCCGGCGACCGCTGAATCAGCTCAGGGTTGACCCGGTCAACCCGGCAGTGATCATCGCCGAGCAGATTATCCCGGCGGACGAGGGCGGGCATTGGATTCGTGAAATCGGTCTGTATGACGCTGACGGGGATCTGGTAGCGGTGGCCAACTGTGCGCCGAGCTTCAAGCCTGTGCTGTCGCAAGGTTCTGGTCGTACTCAAGTCGTGCGGATGAACTTCATTGTTTCCAGCACTGGCAATATCACGCTGAAGATTGACCCGGCCGTGGTGCTGGCGACTCGCGAGTATGTCGATCAGCGGATCCTGGAAGAGCTGTACAAGCTCGACAACAAGCAGTCTGTCCGGGTGGCCACCACGGCCAATATCGCGTTGGCTGGGCTTCAGACCATCGACGGCATCGCCCTGGCGGCGGGCGACCGAGTACTGGTGAAGAGCCAGGCCGTGGCCAAGGATAACGGACTGTATGTCGCGGCGGCGGGTGCCTGGGCTCGGGCGGCGGATGCTGATGCCAGTTCAGAGGTTACTTCGGCCTTGATTGTATCTGTCGAGCAGGGTACGACCCTGGCCGACACGCGCTGGCAGTTGGTGACAGACGGCGCGATCGTCCTCGGTTCGACGGCCCTGGTGTTTCAGAACATCACTCAAGGCTTTGCGCCAATCAATTCGCCGGCATTTTCGGGGACTCCGACAGCTCCGACTCCCCCGCGATTTGATAAATCTCTACTCGTGGCAAATGCTGAGTTCGTTCAGCTTTCAAAGGGCGGTTACAGCGGATACGCCGAATATTCGGCGGCCAGCGGGAGTGTTCCAGTTAGCGATATAGGAAAATATATCGGCTTCAATTCTGGAGGGGCTCAGTCCTACTCGTTGCCTGACGCAAACACACTTCCTTTGGGGGTGAGTTTTTTTATTGAGGCTGTGGGGCCGGCTTCTGTTTTGACCTTGACCGCACCAAATTCAACGTTCACGGGGGTAAGTGCGCAAGCGCCTTCTAGTTCTTTCAGGCTTCGTGACAGTGCGTGCGAGTTTATCGTTATTGGTGGGTCATACAGAGTGGTTGGAGGCGGCGGTAAATCTCTGGTCGCGAGAAATGGTTATGAGCGGATGTCAAATGGCCTGATTCGTATGTGGGGGGATGGTGGTGCTGGTGGTCATGCAAGTCACTGTGCATTCGGCAACTCGATTGCCAAGACAACGTATAACGCCTTTCCGATCCCATTTCCTAACGAGTTATTCGGCGTTGTCGCCAATCACAATAGCGCTGGGGTTTCAACAGTATCTATCGTAACCACGGGGGAGACCGTTAACGGATTTTATGCCGCTGCTAGCTGGTCTGTTGATTGCTCTGTCCGCTGGTCTGCCATTGGGAGGTAAGCATGAAATTTAGCCCTAGCAATCTTCAGTTTTACCCTGATGATATTGGCTACGAAATGACGGATGTACCGGGCGATGTTGTCGACGTTCCGCCAGAGGATTTTGCGGCGGCGATGGATCGCGCTCCAGGTGAGTCGCTCAAATTCGAAGCTGGCCGTGTCGTTATTGTTCAGGCACCTGAGATTGATACAGCCGAGCGGTTGGGCGCTCTTGAGCGCTATTGGCGCTCACAGCAACTTGCGCTAACAGATGCTGTTGTAACTCGTCATCGTGACGAGCTTGAGGACGGATCAGAAACTACATTGACTCCTGCACAGTACAGCGAGCTTCAGGCGTACCGCCGAGGGCTTCGCGACTGGCCCGAAAATGGCGAGTTTCCGCTGGCCGAGCATCGGCCAGTAGCTCCGCCTTGGCTGGCTGACCAGATTCAATAAACGCCCCGCACTGACGGGGCGTTTTCATTTCCGCCATTTGAAATTATCACCCACCAAAGCCTCGCTCATGCGAGGCTTTTTCGTATCTGGAGACTCTTATGGGCTTCTTTCACGGCGTTACAGTAACGAACGTCGATACCGGGGCGCGCACCATAGCGCTACCGTCGTCATCGATCATTGGCCTGGTTGACACCTTCGTGCCGGCGCCGGCCTACAGCGCGCAGCCCAATGACCTGGTGATGATCACCAATGAGCGCGAAGCAGTGGCAGCCTTCGGGCCTGACTCGGCGATGACCAAAGCCTGCCAAGCTATCTACATCCGAGCCAAGGCGGTGATCGTGGCCTGCGGTGTGGCCAAGCTGGATGATCCTGCGGAACAGACCTCGGCCATCATCGGTGGCGTACAAGCCAACGGTAAGCGCACCGGCCTGCAAGCGCTGCTGGACGGCAAGAGTCGGTTCAACGCTCAGCCGCGGCTGTTGGTGACTCCCAAGCACAGCGCGACCCTGGCTGTCGGTACCGCGCTGGTCGCGCTGGCCGACAAGCTGCGAGGGCTCGCCATCCTCGATGGTCCGAACACCACCGATGAGGCGGTGATGGCCTACGCCGAGAACTTCGGCGCCAAGCGGGCGTACATGGTTGATCCAGGCGTGCAGTATTGGGCCACGATAGCGGCCGCCACGGTCGATGCGCCGGGCTCTGCCTGGGTGGCTGGCTTGTTTGCCTGGACCGATAGCGAATACGGCTTCTGGGCTTCGCCTTCGAACAAGGAGTTTGTCGGCATCACTGGTACCACGCGGCCTATTGAGTTTCTGGACGGTGACGAAACCTGCCGGGCCAACCTGCTCAACAATGCGAACATCGCCACGATTATCCGCGATGACGGTTTCCGCCTATGGGGCAACCGCACGCTATCGAGCGATCCGAAATGGGCCTTCGTCACCCGCGTGCGGACCATGGATATCGTGATGGACGCGATCCTGTACGGCCACAAATGGGCTGTCGACCGATCGATCACCGCCACCTATGTCAGCGACGTGACCGAGGGGCTGCGAGCATTTATGCGCGACCTGAAAGCCCAGGGCGCAATCATCAATTTTGAGGTGTTCGCCGACCCTGAACTGAACACCGAGAGCCAGCTGGAGCAAGGCAAGGTGTACTGGAACATCCGGTTTACCGACGTGCCGCCGGCCGAAAACCCGAACTTCCGCGTCGAGGTCACTAAGCAGTGGCTGCGTGAAGTCCTCGACACCGCCGCATAAGGAGCGAGCCCGATGGCAATGATTCCCGAAACGTTGGCCAACCTGAACCTGTTCGTCGATGGCGTCAGTTTCCAAGGCGACGTGCCCAGCCTGACCCTACCCAAGCTCACCCTGAAGATGGAAGAGCATCGACCCGGTGGCATGGACATGCCGGTGGAGCTGGACCAGGGCATGGAAAAGCAGGAAGCCGGCTTCACCACCACCGGCGTGCGCCGCGAGTCGCTGAAGTTCTTCGGCCTGGCTGACGGCACCGCCTTCAACGGCACTTTCCGCGGGGCCTACAAGGGCCTCAAGGGCAAGATCACCCCGGTCATCGTCACCCTGCGTGGGGCGTTGAAAGAGGTCGACATGGGCGACTGGAAGCCAGGTGACAAGGCCGAGATCAAGCACAACGTCGCGGTGACCTACTACAAGCTCGAGGTCGACGGACGTGTGGTCTACGAGATCGATGCTCTGGGCATGAAGCGGGTCATCAACGGTGTCGACCAGCTCGCCGCGCAACGCCAGGCCCTGGGCCTGTAACCCCTCACAGATAAGGACAACACTTCCATGACAAAGAAAATCCGCGCTTTCCTGCAGGTCGACGTCGACCGTGTAGCCGTCAAGTTGAGCAAGCCGAGTGAGTGCAACGGCGTCACTGTCGACACGCTGACCCTGCGGGCGCCGACTGTACGAGATATCAGGGCTGCCCAGCTCACCGCCGATGGCGATGATGAGCAGCGTGAACTGAATCTGTTCGCCTCGCTGGCCGAAGTCAGTGTGAAGGATCTCGAAGGGTTGGCACTGAAGGACTACACCCGTCTACAGGCCGGCTATTTTCGTCTGGTGCAAGACGACGAGCTTTGACCCGCAGACCCAGAAGCAGCTGGCCAAACGGCTGGCTGCGGAGCTGGGCTTCTCGGCAGCAGAGATCTCGGTGATGTCCTGGATGGACATCATCTGGTGGCTCACGGATTGAGCCTGCAGGAGGGTAGCGCATGGCAAAGCTGGCGATAGCGCTGGAAATCGGCGGCGCCGTTGCCGCATCGCTCGGTGCGGCATTCGGCACTGCCCAGGGACATATCAAGAAGCTCGAGGACAAGGGCAACCGGGCCAAGGTGTTGAAGAACACCATCGGCGAAACGATCAAGCTCAGGGACGAATGGAAGAAGGCCCATGACAGTGGGTCGGCAGCGGCATCCGGCCTGCTGCGTCGCCTGGAAGGCAATCTCGATGCCCTGAAGAAACAGGGCGTCGAGGTCGGGCGCCTTGCTCGGGAGTACCAGCGCCTTGGGCGTGAAGCGAAGTCAGCAGATCTGCAGCAGAAGGGACGGCAGCAGATCGATGCGGGCAAGTCTTCGCTGAAGTCAAACATCGGCGCCGCGGTTGTCGGCGTTGGCATGGCTGCTGTCCCGGCGACAATCAGCGCGAATTACCAGGCCATCATTCGCGACATTGCGATCAAGGCCGACGTGGCCAACAAGCCTGAGGAGGCCCAGTTGACCAGGACGGTCATCGAAACCGCCAAAGATGGCATGTCGCGCAACGATGTCGCCGACTTGATCAACCAACTGGTCGGTGCAGGTATGGAGCTGGACAAGGCCATGGCCTATACCCCGGTAGCGGCCAAGTTCGCGGTCGGGCAGGGCGCCAGTGGCGTGGATACGGCATCGATGATCATGGCGCTGCAGCAGAACGCCAAGATCACAGATCCGAAGGTCATGCAGCAGGCGCTTGAGGCCATCGCGTACCAGGGCCAGGCGGGCAGCTTTGAGGCCAGTGATATGGCCCGCTGGTTTCCGCAGTTACTGGCATCGATGGAGAAGAACGGCAGCACCGGCCTAGATGCCGTCACGTCGTTGGGCTCGATGCTGCAGGTGCAGATGAAAACTGCCGGCAGCTCGGACGAAGCGGCGAACAACTTCAAGAACTGGGTCGAGAAGATCGGCTCGGGTGATGTAGTCAAGGCCTACAAGGATGTGGGCATCGACTACCAGGCCTCGTTGAATACAGGTATCCAGAAAGGCATGTCGACGATCGAGTCGTCGATGGCCCTGGCGATGAAGTATGTCGAAGCCACGGACCCGGCCAAGGCGAAAAAGATCAAGGATGCCCAAGCCGGAATCAGCAAGGAAGCTGACCCGGAGAAGGCCAGGGCGGCCCTGGATGCGCTGGAGAAGTCCCTGCGTACCGGGGACTTGTTCGCGGACATGCAAGTGAAAGCGGCACTCACCGCCTATTCGCAGAATCGCGACCTCTACACCCAGCTCAAGAACGACTCGACCAAGGCCACGGGGATCCTCGACAAGAACCTGGCCGAGCGGCGCGAGACGTCGTCGCAGATCTGGAAAGAAACGTTGCAGTCGATCGATGACAGCATGCGCAGCGTTGGCGATGCCATCCGGCCGGTGACGGACAAGCTCGGGCAGGGCATCAACTTTGTGGCACGCAAACTGACGGAGCTGTCGGACAAGGCGCCGGGCGTAGTGATGGGCATTGCCAGCATCACCGCTGGTATCGGTGCGCTGATCACCCTGTACAGCACGGCGAAGATCGGGCGCGGCGTCTTGAATGTGGCGCGCGGTCGGCGGATGGGGCGCGGTGCTGGAGGTGGTCTTCCGGAGACTGGCAACAAGGCGGTGGATGCTGGCCTCGGTGTACTGGGGAAAGTATTTGGTGGTGCTGCTGCCAACGATGCCGGCGGTGTTCTCGGTAATGAGCCGCAACGTGTGTTCGTCGTCAACGCCAGGGACTTGGGCGGGCTGGGCTCGTCGGTCGGCGGCCCAGAACCGGGCGGCAGGCGCCGCCGTCGGCGCCGACGAGGTCGCGTCGGTGGCGCGGCTGTATCGGCTGCGGCGAGCATGGCTCCGGCCGCGACGCAGGTCGGACGGATGGGGCGGATGCTGGGTACCGTCGGCAAGGCTTCCAAGTTCGTTGGCAAACTGCCGGGCGGGAAGGTGCTCGATGCCGGCATGACCCTGGTCGACACGGCCCTCAACGCGAAAACCCAGGACGAGAAAGCCGAAGGCTACGGCACCGCGGCGGGCGGTTTGGCCGGTGCCCTGGCTGGCGGTGCTGTAGGAGCGGCGATTGGCTCGGTCGTACCGATCATTGGTACCGCCATCGGTGGTGCCATTGGTGCGGCCTTCGGCGGTATGGGCGGGGAGGGCATAGGTGGTTGGCTCGGCAAGAAGCTGTTCGGTGAGGACGAGCAGTTGGCGAAGGCCGACAAGGACAAGGGCGCGGCGCCTGGTGACGTGGCTCGCTCGATTGCAGCTGCAGCGCCGGCACCCACAGCTCCGGTAGTCGCCCAGGCGCTCGAGCAGGCCAAGCCCAAGTCTGAACCGCCCAAAGTCGATCAGCAGTTCTCCTACATGCCGAATATGCCGATCACCGTTCAAGGTGATGCCAAGGATCCGCAACAGTTGTTCCGCTCGCTCGAAGGGCTCATCCGCAATAGCTGGGATACCTGGTCGCGGGAAAACCTTGCTCGGCAGGCTGCTGGGCAGCTGTTCGACGAACCCCATGTTTAAGGAGGTGCCATGGCCTACATGGAGTCTATGCAGTCGACGCTGTCTTCGTTGATTGCCGCGGGGGAGGCTGGCCGTACCAGTCTTGACGGCATGCTCGGGCCGCTGACTGGTGCTGTGAGCGATATGACGGGTGCTGCTGCCGAGCTGGAGGGCTTGCCGATCATCGGCCCGGCCCTCGGCCAGAAGCTGCAGCGCACCATGCGGGCGATCAGCGCAGCCCAATCCACCGTGGGTCGGGTGGCATCCACCTACAGCCAGGTGGTCAGTGGCGCCGCGGCGGTGCAGGACCGTCTCGGCGTGCTGAAGGAACAGGCCGGCAAGGCGTCGGCGGCAATCAACCGGATAGCCGGCCAGGTTAGTCCGTCGTTGGCCAACATCCTGCCGACTAGCGCGCTCGCATCGCTGGCGACGCCGGCGGCCGAGGCGATCAAGCCCTTCCCGCATCTGCTGATCCTGCAGCCGCTCGATGCCAAGCTGCAGCCGTATTACTTCAATCTGGACACCGCTGCGTTCGACGAGCTGCGACGGCAAACGGCAGCGCGCTGGGCCGGCCAGGAGCGTCTGACGCGGGATATCGCGCAACAGGCGGTGGGGCAGGGCGAGGACAAGATGACGCTGAAGGGGGTGATCTATCCCGGCTTCAAGGGGGGGATCAAGCAGTTGGACACCCTTCGCGCTATCGCCCGCCGGCTGCAACCGGTCAGCTTGGTCACCGGTTACGGTGACGTACTCGGCACCTGGTGCCTGCTGAGCGTCGATGAAGAGCAGGGCGCGCTGTTGGCTGGCGGCATCCCACGCAAGCAGGGTTTCTCACTGGAGTTCGTGAAGTATGG